ATCTTTTCGACCTTGGCATGACTGTAGGGGCACTTGGGACGCCGGCAGTTGTACTTGCTGAGCCCCATCTGGAACATGTTGTTAGCGAGACAGGGTTTTTTCTTTTGTTTTTCGGATTTCGCCACTACTGCTTCGGGCGTGGTTTTTGGGGATAGGGCCAAGGGCTCCACGTTGCTCACAATGGTCCCAGGACTGGTGACCTGGGAGTAGGTTGGTCGGTAAACTGGGACCGGCAGGGCGTCGGGGATGTCTGCGATGGTGAAAGTTTTCCCTGGTTCATCGGACTGGTACGGGCTACTGGTGATGATGGCATCAGCGCAGGGACGGCAGTTCACCCTCCAATATGCCGGATGCAACGAGCAGCTGTCGTGCAGAGGGCAGTCGCCTTTGGGATGATGGCAGTCGGGGGCTCCTTCGCATTGAGGTCGTTTTTCATCCCAATCGTCGGAGCTGTAACCACTGGGGTCGGATGTATCACAAACCGGACAGAAAGACTTGCGCGCTCTGTTGTCCCAATCCAATTCGACGTGACATTTCTTGCAAATCTCATTGTGGCGTTTGGAGAGAGCCTGCCGTTTTTCTTGGCGCTCACGACGGCCTTTCGGACGATAGCTCAAATCATCGGTCTCGGTAACCTCACCATGACTGCCATTCAGCTGGGAGCGTTCGCGCAGATTGAGGCGGATCCAAGTGTCCTCACGACTGGGTGCATAAGCGGGCCGCATACGGTCGGCTGTGAAAAGTTCATAGCAGTCATCACACACGCGCGTATCCGACGGTTTGTTGCATCCCTTACATGGGTTCTGGGCCACGGCTTCGGCAACGGCCTTAACAAGGGGCTCGTCACTTGCAGGTTGCTTGGTCTCCACAAAAGCTGCGGGTGGGGCAACATACGGGCCCACCTGGTTTTCAATGTCGCCTTGGACACCGTCAAGACGTGATGTGGCTAACTTGGCCAACGCGTCAAGCGTTATGGCAAACCCAGCTGTCTTGAGGGCCTTCCACGCTGCTTGCAGCCGAGACTCAGCAGCGGGCACATGCAGAGCGGCAGCTTCGAAACGCATGTGGTCGAGGGAGTGTTCGCCAGAATTGAGGACCATGTCATTGAGGTCAGAGCTGAACGGCATTTGAGCAGGCAAAGAGTTGATCGCGTGGCTCTTGACCGAGTTGGCGGCGCCTAGAAAATAGCCATTGGAGTGCTTGTGGCCATGGCGCGGAGGTGCATAAACCACTTGTTTGGGTCCTCTGCCCTTGGATGACAGATTAACAAAAGCGCTCCACATGCCGTTCACACTATAGCCTACTTGCTTGGTCGGTATGAAATACTGCATCATGGCCAAAGTAGTGGGCTGGAACTCGAAAAACTGGATGGCCTCAACTGTCAACCGCATAGCTTGACTGTTGATCCCGGTTATGCCGATGTAAGGTAAAGTGGTACCTGAAAACATAGCCGTAAGACCTGTAGTGGTGAAACCTTGGATGTCGTTGAAGTCCTGGGGAACCCAACACGCAGTGGCGCACGTATCGGTGGCTTGGCCTTTGACATTGGAGCCGGATTGAAATAGCGTGTTGGGAACGCTACCCGAGATTGTGGTGTCATTGCCAACGGCGGTGACACATCCAGCGAACATGACTGGCGGGGTGATTTGGCCGTAGGCCATGGACACCTTGACGCAACCCGATATGGGGCGCACTGTCCCAACGATGTTTGAAGCAGCGCTTTGGTTGAACCACGAGATCGCGGTTGTGGTGCCTCCAGAGCCAGTGTAAGCCACAGCACCTGCGTTTGCCGTGGTTTGGGTGTACACGTTGAGGGCGGAATTGGAGGTGATGTTGCCAATCGATAAAGTCACCAGCACATCATTGATGGCAGACGCAGCTGCTATGGTGACAGACCTCACTGAGTACTGGCCGAAAATGGCGTTGGGAAAGCCCGACCCGCCGATCGACACTGGGGGGTTGTCGAACGGGTTTTGTTGATGTTTGACAAGGGCGGCAGCTGCACGGGCCGCAAGATGTGCTGCATCGTCAGAAACATCCTGTTTTGGGCGGGCAGCCTTGGGCTTGGTTTTGTGCTTGGATTTGGCACTGGCCGCTCGCTTGGGTGCGGGCTTGGGTGTGACGGCGACTTCAACCTTCGGGGCCGGCGTGGTGCTCCTTTTCTGCTTTTGGGACCCTTTTCTTCTTTGGCGTCCTCGTATATTGAAGTTTACGCGTGCTGAGAGGTCGTCGGTCTCGGT